TGGCATACCTGGCATACCACCCATTTGTTGTTGTGCTAACATCATTTCTTCTGGTGTCATTTCTGGTTCTTCAGGGGTATAGAACTTGTCTAGTATATCAGTTATATTTTGTGGATTTTTTCTAATCTCTACTGCTGCCATAGTTGCTTTAGGGTCTCCCTGTGCAGCTTGTGCCATCAGCGATTCAAACAAAACTGTTTCGGCTTTTTCAGCAGATATTCTTTGTTGTATTTTAGTGATGTTATCTAATCCATCCATATTCTCTTGTAGAGTTTGTGTATCTATAATACCCTGTTGTTTTAATTGCAAACCTGTAATAATTTTTTGTGGCTCATCAAATCCTGCCATAACTCCATAGACTCTTCTAGTTTCATATACTTCTGATATATCAGTGTCTGGAGAATAAGTTTCTTTAAATGCAGTTCCTTTATGCCTACCTGCAATAGGTTTACGCACATTACCAAACATTAACTCATCATATTCAAGTCGTTTAGCATCCATTTCTTGTAATGCTTCTTTTAGTATTGTTTGATATTCTCTAACATGTAATGATGCAGATTGTCCTAGTTCTTCTAGTCCTCTACCAGTAACAAATGCGTTAGGAGATTGTCCATCATCAGATACAGGATAAGCTGCACCAAGTCGCAAGTGTCGTTCAAGTCTATCTACTTGTTGAAATAATTGGTATGGTAGATTGTTGACTGGCTTAGACACTTGCGAACCAGGTGTCAAATAGTTAACAGCAAATCTGCCTTTTCTATATTTTCCTGATTCAATTTCACCAACAATGTTTGTCTCTGTAAATACTGCATCTTCCATAGCAATAGTTCCAAGAATATTAATCTTTGCCATATTTGCCATAAGACCAGTTATATGTTGAAACTGTGATTGCATTTGGTCAAAACTATATCGTTTAGCTAATACAAATGCTGGTCCAGATTTTAAAACATTAGGAATAAAATCTATTGTCTTTTTATTTTCAGGTAAATAAACATATGTACCTTCATTGTCATAATATTGTACTAATACTTTTCCATGACCTGTTGAGTTAGCCCATGTACCTGCATTGTTTCTAGTGTCTATCAAAGCTGAATATGGATTTTGAAATCCTTGGTTATCTTCTCTTGCATATATATATCCTTTAGCTTCAGGGTATTGTTCAGCTAACACTGCATGAGGAACTCTACGAATAATTGCTAATTCGCTTGGTTGTTGGTCATTACCAAACACACCTGGATAACAAGTAAATGAATCTTGTAACTCTGCATATGGATATGGGTTACCATCCCTATCTCTTCTATGTCCAATAGTCCAAGCTACAAACCCATAACCAGGCAACCATCTAGCTGCTTGTGGTAACTGCATATGTAATTTTTGAAACTTATCATATGCTAAAACAATTCGTTCTAGTTTCTCTGATTTTTTTCTAGCTCTCTCGCTATCCTTTTCATTAATAATATCTACTTTTAAATCTGGACTTCTACCTAACTTTTGTGAAAATCTTTCTAATGCTGTTAAAAATAAATTAGGTGCAGGAAGTTCGTGATACTCTACATTAATAGTATTACCAAGCAGTGCTTTGACTGCTGATTCACCACCATTCATTATGTCTCTTATCCTAGCTCTATCAATCATTTGTTCTTGATTAATAATTCTTAGGTAATCTATTTTTTTATAAAGTGCTTCGTTATCTAAAGGCATTTATCTCCAATTATCTAAATCCATATTACTAGAATTATACCCTGTAAAACTAGGATTGTATTCATATCCTAATTCTGCAAAGCGTTCTTTTTGCATTCTTCTTATGGCTCTCATTGGAAACCAACTAGCCATAACTATGTCAGTTTTTGTTCCTACAGTTTTACTTTTATTCTTTGCAGAACTGAAATAAACTAACTGACTTGTATATAAGTTTACCTTCTCTTGTGCTTCAAAGCTAAGATAAGGTAAAGAAATTATTTTATCTTGAAACATAGGTCGCATAGCTGTTACACCATAAATAGGGTCAAATTTATTTTTATAAGTTTCATGTCCTTCTAAAAAGATACCATGCTGTGATGCAAACTCTCTTATACTTGCATCCTGCCTAATAGCTTTTTGGAAACCATTTTCTTCTATGACCCAATGCGAACAATTATATTTTGTCCACCATTGTTTTATAATTTCTAATGCCTGTGGAATACCACCACCTAAACTGTTGTTCATATCTACCATGTATAATTTATTTGCTTCCATATCATATGCCCATAAAAATGCAGCTTGATAACCTGTAGATGCTGGGTCTAATCCTGCAATTAATCTTACGCCATGTGGTATATGTCCTATATCTCTTCTTTGGTCTCTACATTCCTCTATTTCAACTCTATCAAATAATGCAAGACCATCTGGCATAGCTACATTCAAATAAACCATTTCGTATATTGCTCTACCACCTGTAGTTTCTGCTGCTCGTTTTCTATCCATTAACCATTTATAAGTTCTTTTACCAGACCATAACATACAATCAACATGGTCATTTTCATTCCAGTCAGGTAAAGTACAAGCAGTATCGTGTGCTTCTTCTACAATAGTTTTCCATGATTCGTTTTCTAACAAATGAGAATACAAGTCATCATAATGCTGTCTTGAACCTATTACTACCATAGCTGTATGTTCCTCTTTTCTTGATGACAAAGTTGTTGTCCACCAGTTTCTAGTATTTTCTCTTGATGCTGGTTGCATAGTAGAGCTATGGTCCTCAATGTCATCTGCAATAATAATATCGCAGTCTCTGGATAGTATTTTACCACCTCTACCAATACCTACCATAGTAGGAGATTTAATACCTGTTACTGTTCGTGTACCTACAGTAAACTCTGTAGATGACCACGCTTTACCACTTCTGTTTTGTGGTTTAAATTTAGGTCCTGGTCCACATATTTCTTCTATTAATAATTCATTGTTTTCTAATTGGTCTATAACAGAGCTAACAGAGTTTTTAGATATATCTTCATTACCACCTACCCAAAGTATTCTTATGTTTGGATTTTTACAAATTAACCATATAACAAAATGTATAAGCAAATCTGTTTTGCCATGTCGTGGTGGAGATAATATCATTTGTTGTTCTCCATTTTCTATTGCTTCTAAAATAGATTCAATCCATCTCACATGAAAATCAGGTGTTTGATATGGTATTCCTTGTTCTGTTTGAAAATATCTATCTCTAAAATCTTTAAAATCTTTTAATGATTTTTCTGCTACTTGTGGTATTGCCCAAGTTTTTTGTTGTATCTCTGTTTCTGTATCTTCTACCCAAGCATTGTATGCCATTGATACTGCTGCTACAGATGTATTAAGTATCTTAGCTACTTCAGACATAGTTACTTTTTTTTCTAGTATCTGTTGTCCATATCCTGATTCTTTTAAATCTGTATAAGTTTTACCTCTGCGTTTTTGTACATTATTTTGACTAGGTATATTAATAACATCATCAACTTGTTTCCATTCTATACCTTTTGCTTTAGCTCGTTTTTTTTGTTGAGAAATTCTGTTTCTACATCTAGTACTACAAAATTTACTAGAGTTTGGAGGTAAGGGTCTCATGCACCCTGCTGCGTAACATATTTTTTTATTTACCATAATTTACACATTCTTTATTTTTACAAACTATTTTACCATCTACAATAGATAATACTTCACCACAAACAGGACAAGGTATTTGGTAAATACTCAAAAATTATTTTTTCTTTTTCTTTGTTTTTGCATAATATGCTTGTACTTGTTTGAGGGTCATTTTTTTACCACTAGGTGAATAATAATACTTACCTCGTTTAGTAAAAGGCATAATTACATCTTTTTATATTTTTTAGTTTTTTTAGCGTAAGATTTTTTCTTACCTTTTTTATCTATAACCATACTCATTACTATACCACAAAACCCCACCGAAGTGGGGTTCTGCACATACAGTCTGTCCATTTACTGTTTTATGAAAGAATATGAAATATCAAATCAACTAGCCATCAGTTTTCTAACACACAACTGTCATTACTTTATCTGATGAAAAGCCTTTTCTTTTCATATCTAATCGTGTACCTCTACACGATACTCCTAGACTTTCTAAGAGTGTTTGTAGTATAGTGCTGCTCTCGCACTATGTGCGAAAAAAATTTTTTTTTATTCTTCTTCTTTAAATTCTTGGCAACCTACACACAACCCTTCTACTAATTCATCCTGCCAGTAAGGGTGGTAGCAGCTATCACAATCTTCTACATGAATATAATTTTTCATACTGTAACTATAGCAAACCCTCACTTGCGTGAGGGTCGTACTATACAAACAAGGGAGGTTAGTCCTGCTTTTTGAATACTCATGATGAGTATGTATTTAGTATAGCATACCTGTATTTTATGCAAGTAAATTTAGCAGGGTTTCTGATGAATGTTCGTAGGCGAAAGGAGGAAACTCCCACTATACAAAAACCCTGCAATTAAATACTACCACTTAAATTGAATACCTGTTATAGTAAATGAACAAGCAAG